TGATAGTTTTTAACTGCTTCAGGGTTTACCGGTATGGCGTTAGAGGGTACCCCGTTTTGACATTTGGTTTTGTGTAGAGATATGTAGTAGTAGATATAGTATATAATACCCAACCCTCGTACATCTCACATTTTTTTTGTCCCCTACCCATTTACATATAGACCTACCCTTGTATATATAGTTATATATATTTATATATTTATTTATTTATAGCATTGCATTTGGAATGCATTTGCATTGCTATTGCATAAACAGTATGTTATTGTTTGAATATTGCGTAGACTTTTACGCCTTTAGATTCACAGGCTAATACACGATTTACATTAGTATCTGTGTCTTTGTTTTTTAGTGCTTGCTTTGCTCTTATTCTTGAGTTTCTGCTCATCTTAAATTTTTCTTTAAATATCTTCCTACTTTATTTGATATTTGACCGCTATTAACTCTTTGGTCTATTTTTTTAATTTGATTTTCCATGTCGGCTTGACGTAAAGACTCAATATGATTATATACGTTTATATTTGTTCTTTCCATATGACCAGTGTCACGACCAGCAGGGCCGCAACCACAATCTTCATTTCCTATATCTCTTAATTTTCTTCCTACTTTCATTATTTTTCTATTCTTTCCGCTCTTTGCGTCTTCAGTGTTTTTGGCCTTCTTTCTGAAGTACTAGTTACCCGGTCTTTTATCTCCATCACATTGTGCATTCTAGCTTGTATGTTTTGTTCTTTTATTGGTGTTTCTTTTACTTCTGCTACAGGCCCAACTGGTTTTTTAACAAGATTAACATTAGGAGTTTTTACTATGTTTAAAGTTTCATTTCCGTTTTTTCCTTGTTTTACATTTTTTGTAAATTCTGTTGGTTGTTTTCTATTACTCATGATAATTTATTTTTTATTGAACTTGTTCTATTCCCCATACCTACTCTTTTCTTTTCTCTCACTATTTTTGATTTTTGAGAAGCAGATAACGAGCTCCATGTTCTAGGGGTTTTACTACTTATTTTTTTACTAGGTCTACACTTTTTAGTATTTTTATTTTTAGAGGAGCCACACGGGTTTCCTTTTTCGTCAGTCCATTTTTCTTTAAACCAACGCTTTAAGTTTAATCCTGCTTGTGTTTTTCTTACTGCCATTATTAACTTTTATTTCCCCAGTTTTTAGCCCCTACTTTTCTACACTTTGCTAACGCTCCACTAGCATAACCAGAAGGCCATACTTTATATCTAGATTTTACTTTATAATAACAAGCGTCTTTTTTTGCTTTTGCTTTTGCCATATTTATACTCTTTTAGTTCCTGTTCCAGGAGACTTTCTCCCTTTTGGATAATTATGCGACACGCCTCTTTTTCTTCCTCCTTCATTTTTACCTCCTCTGTTAGCACTTTTTTTTCTACATACTAAATTAGACGCACTATTGTTTCTTGGGTTTCCATCTTTATGATGCACTTCATAACCAGAAGGACATTTCTTTTTTCTATTAGCAGCATTTCTTGAAGCCCTGTCTTTTTTTGCTTTAGTAGAAGATTGAAACTTTTTATACTCTGCTTTGTAATCTCTAGCCACTATTTTCTTTTTTTACGTCTTTTAAGAACTTTAAAATCTGCTCCAGTAATTTTATTATATGGAGGAGCAAGCTTTGCTATTCTCCCTTGTTTTTTTGAAAGTTTTCTTGCCATATTACCATTTTACTTTATTA